CGGCAGCGATCGGCCTTGGATGCCCGCCCCGAACATCGGTACGACTTTCATTACGGGTTACCCGCGCCTGGCATGAAGTACACGTCCGAGGTTTCCGTGTTGCTGTGACGCGCAAACGTCACGGCCTCTTGGAAATTCTGTTCCATGACCGGCCCCCACGGCGCGTTGAACATGGGCGCGATCTGCTTAGACAGTCCCCAGCACAGTGCCGAATACCACTCTTGCGGGTACTCGGGATTGTCCAACGGGTTGTTAAAGTCCTGCACCGGGCGCAAGTACACGATGTGGATCTGCTTGGTGACGTCCTGAGCGCCGCCACAGTCAATATAGAGCACGCCGTTCGCGCCCGACGGGCCGCTGTTGCCGATCTGCGGCTCGTAATAGATGGCGGTTGGGTCCGCGACGTACGCGCTTGATGTCTTGGTCGGCAGCGATTCGTACGTCTGGAGCGTCATGTAGTCCAACGGCGTATCGTTGCTTTGGTTATCGCGCAAGATTGCCGTGACGATTTCTAAAGGACGCTGCGCCTTGGTCGTGTAGTTGTACACATAGTTGCCGCTAGACGCCGAGGATGGCAAACCCGTGGCAATCGTGATGGAGCCCGCACCGCTGTTGACCGCCGCGCAGGTCGTGCTGAAGATGTCGCCGGTGTCGAGCTCGATAACGACGTAATCGTTGGCCGTGAAGTTGGACGTCAGCGTCCCGACAAACAGCGTCACCGCCGCCGCCGCAGCGCCCGTGGTCAGTGGCGCCGTGCCGTAGTTCTGCCCTGGCAATGCCGTGCAGCCGCCGGCCCAGTTATCGCCCGTAGGTCCAAGGTTGTAACTGTAATCGCTCGATGACAGGAACAGGTCACCACGCTGACGCGTCCATGCCTTCAAACCGGGCGCGTAGTCCAAGCGGCCCATCCACGTCTTGACCATCATGTTCAACTTGCGGGCGCAGTCGGTGGTCTCAATCGGGTCAATCTGACCGTAAACGTCCAGTTTGCCGATGTTGAGGAGAGCTTCACGGATGATGTCATCCCGTGTCACCGTCCAAGTGTATGTGCCTGACGTACTCATTTATGCCGCCTTGTTAAGCGCCTGATGGATTTGCGGCGCGATGACCGCCCATGCCATTTCGTCGGTAATTTCGATCTGGCATTGCGCGATGCCCATTGGCTTGCCCTCATCGTCCAACGAGTTCTTGCAATGATCCCACCCGTAATGCAACTGATGGCACGCCGGGGCCTCGTTGTCGCCACGGCCCGGGCAATGCGTGTTCTTGGCAATCAGGGCGTGCGTGTTGATCCAATCTCGCGTCAGATTCTCAGAGGTGGAGTGAGAAAGGAACACGATCTTGGCGACGTTCTCGTGCGATACCGCGTTCAGCACGCCCGTTTCCGGGCCGATCACCATGTCCGCGACCTGAGCAAATGCCATCGTCTCGCGGATCGTCCAGTCGCCCGACATGGGGTGTACGCGCGGATCCGTTGGTATCTTCTTGCCCGCCGCATCGCGCAACGGCATCCCGGTCTCGTCAACCTTGAACCAGCCCTGTTCGAGCAACACCGCTGACGGGCCGCCCACCATGACGATATGGACGTTCGGGAACTCCAGCAGCAGCGCCGCCACGATGTTGTCCACGTAGGGCCACGTCTTATGTACGGACGATCCGGCGAGCGACCAGACAATGGCGTAATCGCCCATCGCGGCCTTCGTCGCCTTCGCCCACGCCTGTTCTTCGGGTGTCGCGTAGAAGTGAACCGCAGGTTTGTGCGGTATGCCCGCGGCATCGTGTTGCAGCTCAAGGTAGTTGACGTTGGTCAACTTGTGCCGCAACTTCGGTGGGACGCCGTGCAGGAACCGCCCAGGCAACGCCAGCAGCGTCCCTTCAGCCGACTCCGACAGGTTTACCCACTTGTCGTATTTGGCCTTCTGGTAGTCCCAGAACGCGCCTAAAGCGTGATTCGGGACCTGATCCTTGTCCTGATAGTAGAACTCATCCACGTTCGGGTCGTGCAGGATGACGTCCGATCCCGGCGGCGAGCAGTACACCGTGACGTGGTAGCCCTGCTCCTTGAGGCCCTTGAACACCGAGGACGCTTGCACGATGTCGCCGAATGCGCCGTACCGTACCACCGCGGCTCGCTTGACCTGCAATTTCGGTTTGGAGCAACTGAACGTGTGGTGCTTTCCCTTTTTCTGAAACACGAAAAAGAGCGAGTATTCGTCGTTCTGATCGCGTCGCTGCCAGTCCACCAGATCCCAACAGCCCGCCTTTTCCATCAACTCAACGATGAGTTTGTACGAGACGTTCCATTTGTGGTCGGGATTGGCGCCGTGTTCGCCGACCTTGGGGTACAGCGTCTCATCGGGTAAATACAAAACGAGGTAGCCGTTCAACTTGATGACGCGCAGCCATTCCTTGAGGCACTTCACCACGTTGTCAAACGGGATGTGCTCCAAGACGTGCGACGAGAACACAAAGTCCATTGACTCGGTGCCGAATAGCCGCAAGTCAGCCGCATCGTCGATCCAGACGTCAGGTTTGAACTGGTGGCCGAATAACTGGATGTCAGCGCCGTTGTCCACGCCGATCATGTGGGGGAACGCTTTGTTCGGGCCGCAGCCTACATCGAGGCCACGGCCACGCGTCCACTTGACCAATTCCCACCGAATCTTGCCCGATTCGTTCCCCTGCGGATCATCTGCTTTCCAGACCATGTTTCCCCACTCCCTAATTGAAAAGACCGGCGCTAGGCCGGTCGCAATGTACCGGCTTCCCCGGTGATTTACGCCTTCTTGTTCTTAGCGTCTGCTGCCGGTTCCACATAGCCCACAGGCTTGCGGTCGCCGCGATAATGAATGCCATCCTGCACCCAACGACCATCTTCCGGGCCACCGCCATAGACGCTGCCGTGCGGTCGAGTCGGGTTGAACAAAAGGGTGCCGTCAACCGTATATTCGTCTTTCATGTCCTCTCCCTATCAGTCCCAAAGTACGTTCCACAGACCGGGAGTTCCGGTCGTGACCACCACAAGGCTACCATTGTAACGGACGCCCGTGCCACCCGATCCCGGGTTGCCCTGAAAGCCCGTCGCCGCTGCCGTTTGCGTGGCGATCAACTGGTTGGTGTTAGTCGCCGTACCCTGCACGTACACGTCATACGCCGTGATCGTCCAGCTCGTGCCGGTGCTGATGGCATTGAAGCCGTACAGGATGCCGCCACCCGAGTTGTCGATGGTAGCCGTGCCCGCGGTGCTGAGTGGCGTGTAGTTCGCGCAACCCGGGGAATAGACCAAGCCCGACGTCGGGTCGATGGAACAGATGCCCACCGGCGACTGGACGTTGGAGGGAAATGTCTGGATGAGTGTAGAGCCTGCCATGATTACGCCTTAAGTGTAAAGAGCGATGAATTCACGCGCCCAATATCTACAAACGATCGAGGTAATTGTTCCTTTCTATAAACCCGCCGACGTTATCGTAGAAGGCATCGTTGTGCTCTCTCGTGTATTCATCGTCCGTTTGTAGCAACTTTTTCTTGCTAAAGCCGACGCGCAACGATTGCGCGGTCAACTCGTTGTTCGTCAAATCGCCTCGAGCGTACTCGGTCGGCATGTTGCCCGACACGTTGATTCCCATGCGGCGGATGTCGACCACTTCCTGATCTTCAATGTCCATGCCCGGGGGCAGGCTGTTAAAGAACGCGGCGTTGTTCATAAAACGCGACGCCGCGTCCCCGCCCGGCACACCTTCGCGGCCGGGCATCATCTTCTTTGACCGAGCTTCCATGTCGGTCAGCCAGCCATGCTGATTTTCTGCGCTTGACTGTTTGTCCGGGTAGTTAACCTGGAACTTCTCTTGCACGATCTTCGGCATGACTGGCTCCTAGGTCAGATTTTCTTGCGGCCCATGTAATTGGTTTCCGCAACGCGGCCCATGTCCTTCGTTTTAGGCATCATGGAACCCGCGCTGCGGTAGACCCAACCATCGCCCGGATAGCCAAGGCCGCCTTGGTAGGCGTACACGTCCATCTTGCGGATGTCCGAGACTTCCTGATCTTCAATGTCCATGCCCGGCGGCAACGAGTTGTAGAACGCGTTGACGCCGTACTCCAGACCCTTCTTGACGAGGTATCCCGAGTTACGGATGCCGACCATTTCGTTGTGAACCATCTCGGCGCTGTCCGGCAGCACCTCAACGTCCGCAACGTGCTGACCCTTCATTTCGTGACGCTTCTGCGCGCGAGCGTTGGCCGACTTGATGACGTCCGTGTGCGACGGCGCTTCGCCGCCGTACATTTCGGTCGCCATCTGGTCCGGGGTGACCTGCGGCGTTTCGTACATCTTCCGACCCGGCTGAGTGATCTTAGGCATACGTTTCTCCTTAGGCGACCACGTTAGAGAGCGGCAGAACCGAGTAGTCAATCGTGATGAGATTGACCGACGACGTGTCCGTGCCGTTCACAACGTAGATCTGATCGCCCTGGTTGATGGCGAGGCCGTTCAGACCCGCCGAACCCGTGCTGGTGTTGAGCGCCACCTGCGCCACCGCACCGATCTGACCCGTCGCCGTGCCGTTTGCAAACAGCGTGTCGACGTAGAAAGGACCGATCGTGGAGGTCGACAGGGACGGCGCGACGCCGGCGGAGGCCGTGTTGGTGATGCGGATCAGCGAGAGCTGCGACGCGTTCACGTGGACGGTGGCCGCGGTTGAGGAACCCGCGTAGTTGTAGTACTGGGTCGCCGTGTAGGTCGAGGTGCCAGCCGTGGTTGTATAGGCGTTGAGCCCGAACAACAGCATGTTGGCGTGTGCCACGAACTTGCCCGAGACGCCGCCCGAACCCGCCGTCATCACGGTGGCAAAATTGCCACGCGCGATGTAGGCGGCGTTGTCGTAGGCCATATTTTTGGTCGTATTCTGAAGTGACATTGCTATAGCTCCTTAGGCCTGCGAGTCCCACTTCACGATGCGGGTGTTAATCGCAGCCGTGTGGACGATGCCGAAACCGCCGAGGTAGTACCAGGCGATGCCCTTGCTGCGACCGTAGTCGGTCGGAATCTTGCCGCGCATTTCCTCAGGAACCGCGATGGCTTCGGCCACCGTGTCGTTACCGAAGAAGAAGATCCAGTCGGACTGACCGTTGGTCCACGCGTTTGTGGTGATACCGTCTGTGCCGGTACCTTTAGAAATTGAAGTCTGCTCAATGTAACGTGTATTTTCGTATCGGCCAATTTCTCCGTTCATAATCAGGTTAAAACCTGTGTCGGAGTACTGGTGAATCGTTTCAAGATTGTTCTTGAGGGTACGCAGCGTCGTGGGCCATGCAATCGCGTAGTAATCGTCCGCGATGTACGCCGGGATGTTGCGTTCCTTCATCGCGTCCACAATCGCCTTGGCGTGGGCGTTGGAAAACGCAATGGAGTTCGTGCCGGTGACCGTGCCGTTCGTGTACAGCGTGACCGCAGTCGCCGAGGTACCGCCCGTCGGGATGGCGCGCAAGAGCGTCTGGTTGAACTGCGTCCACGCGGCGCGGTCAAGGTACTTGACGCAATCGTTCTTGAGCACCTTCTTGATGACGTCCTCAACCGGGAACTTCGACAGGTTGT